ATTTCAGATTCAAATTTCATTGTCACCAACCTATCGTAGTGTCTAGGACTTCATACTCTTCTTGGTCCAGATTCTGATTCCAATCCGCTACTTGAATCTGGTCAATGTAACTTAACGCATCAATTAAGTCATCATGTGTCTTAGGATCAGGGAACTGCATAAGTTGATCTACAAACTTATTATTCCAATCACCTTCATTCAACACAATCCTACCGTGTTCAAAGCGTCCCTGTAATGACCAAACAATCCTATCTGCTTTCTTCTTATTACCGTGTGTTAGCTCTTCAATGCGAGGATAATAATTTAATCTTCTCATCAAATCATTCATATAAGGCATCACTGCATTCTTCAGTGAACCTTTCTCAATCCCTACTGCATTAACTCTGTAGTCCTTTGCAGCCTTTAGAATCCTCACTGCTGTTTCTCGGACATCCCATCTACCGTGTTGAATGTCAGCAACCCACCAGCCTTTAGTATTGATCTTAACAATAGCTATCGCTGTGTCATCAAGCTTTTTATTCTTCGTTTGATTCGTCTGAGATGAATCGCTGAAACCACATAGATCCACCGCAATAAAGTAGTTACCTTCTTCCGGCTCTTCTTCACTGATCTTAATCCATTCATCTTTGAAGATCTCCGACTGTGCTGCCTCAAACGAAGCCATAAACTCTTGTCTAAAAGCAAAGCTAGACATCGAACCTCTAGCTGCTTCAATCTCTAAAGGATCTAACAATGGATTATCAAAGCTAGTGAAGTGCCAAGACTTGTAATCTTTATCTTTACCTGAATCACCTACTTTGTACAATTCATAAAAGTGATTCCTACCCATTGGTGTTCCAATGAACATTGCTCTACCCTTCTGATCCGCTAAAGCAGGTCTAAGGATTTGTTCGAACACCTGTGGCTTCATGTCTGCGTACTCATCCATCACTAAGTACTTCAAACTAACACCACGCATAGTCTCTGGTCTGTCAGCACCCTTTAGCGATATCATTGCACCGTTGATCAACGTAATCTGCATGTTATTGACATGACTATTCTTGATCACTGTATGGCCTAGCTCTAACAGCGTAGACCACATAATATCCCTAGCTTGTCCCTGTGTTGGGGCTACATACCAGACATGACCCTTCTCAGTCTGTAGTGCCTCAATAATCAATGTCCAAGCAGCTAACCTTGATTTACCTGTACGTCTACCAGCAGCGATGATCTTAAACCTTGCTGGATCTTTGAAGACCTCTTGCTGCCAAGGAAGAAGAGATACCGTCAAATTACTCATTCTTCTTCTTTATCGTAATCAATTAGTGTAGTCTCAACGTCTACAGGCTCATGTTCAATCATCTCAACTGGTTTGTCGTTAACACCAGTGATGTTTATAGTGATTGCTTTAGCCCCTGATGCTGTTCCTTTATCCTCAAAGTAAGATACTGGAAGCATCCGATCCATACACATCTTAAGCGCTGCAATCTGATCCTTATCATTATCATCTAATGCTTTATGTACTATCTTTCTGATAATCGCATTAGAGTGTGTCAGCAACAGCGAAGCAGTGAACTCTTTAATCCTTGCTGCTTCTCCTGGTGGTCTACCTCTTTTCTCTCTCTTAATGTACTTCTGTACTTCTTCCTTCTTAGGACGACCTCTAGATCTCTTCTTTTTCGCAGGCACTTTCTTCTCTTCATTGACTGCCAAGACATCCTGGCTGACCGATGAAGGTAGCGAACAATCCTCAGTAGGAGAAGTAATTTTAATTTCTGACATCAGATCCCTCTATATAGTTTCTCTGCTGAAAGCAGGACTTTAGGGTGTATATAATTTTATGTATCTCTACAATGTAGTCAGTATGAAGTTAGTATGTAGTAAGTATAAAGTAAGTTTTATTTATTGTTTGTACATCGTCTGTTCATCGTTTCTACATAGAAGGGTATATTATAGCATATTTTTTAAGTTTTGTCAAGTTGTTTCTTTTTAACCAGCATAGACTGTACTGACACCAGCACAGATTGCACAGTCTTTAGAGGCTATGGCGGGACTCCATTTACATGGTGTCAGAGGCTCCGCAGAGGCTTTATTACTAAGCTATTGATTTTATTAGATATTATTAGATAGACTACTTAGACTTTAGAGACTTCCATTTTAGCTTTTTTTGAGGCTAGGTAGCACCACAACATTTACACTACAACACATACCCCTCCCCCTATGCTGATGATCACTGAAGATAACGTAAGATAGCGTAACTTAGCAGCAAGATAGCGTAAGATACTGCACTGTATATCTGTACAGTAGACTGCACAGTCTGCACTGGGGGTGAATGTGATGGTGCGGGACCCTATAGAGTAACCTAGAACCCTCTAAAGGTACTTAGAAGATACTGCAAAGCCTAGCAAGCTTGCACTGGTTCCACGTGAAACAATGTTGTATTCGAACAACGTTACCGTTCATCCTGGATTGTCTGCCGTTCGTCGGCTACACTGCAAACCCCATTGACAATGCAAAAACACTTGTTTAGTATTAACACATCGAAACAAACAACCTGGAGAAAACGATATGATCGATGCAATTAAAAAATCATACGAAGCATACAGACTTATGACAATAGTCAAGAAGACATCGCATACCAGATTCATAACAGCATACACAAAGCAAGGCAAAATAAACGGCATCCTGATCAACAAAGGAATCTTACGATCAACGATACGCAGACCAAAACTAGGCGATCACACTTTATGGAATACTGAAATTGATTTTGTCAGCCATCAGAAAGTCAACAGCTTGCACTATATGTAAACCAAGGCCCAAACCTCTTTTAACCAACTAACCTGGAGTAAACAAAATGTGGTGGACTGAATCCCTAGGCCGTATTGAGCTTAAAATGACCCTAAAACAAGCTCAGATGTGCTCGCATTCTGGCCAGTGCGATGCGGACGTATTGTCGCTGTCTCAAGAGCCGAAGATTGCTAATCAGTTAAAGAAATTGGATCCAAAGGTTGTTTCACAGTGTTTGAAAGAGTACGGCGCTTGGAATGATGAAGATTTGTCCGATCATGGGCAAAACCTTCAGCGCCTTTTGTGGATCGCTGCGTGTGATATTTCCGAGTCTAATTAACCAAGGTCGAAACCCTGCCAAGTGTAGGGTCTATAGTTTAAGACTATACTGATGAGACCAATCAATCAACTAAGGATACAATCATGAGCATAGCAATTCACACAAAGTACGTCGGACCAACCAACACCAAAGGAGCCAGGATCAAAGCATCTTGTGTTCGTGGTAGAGAAAAGCTCTCAGTGTCCGTAAGTTTTGATTATGCTTTAAGCTGCGAAGAAAGACATGCTCAGGCAGTGTTCGCATTATTGGCTAAGTTTGCTCCTGAGCTTGCTAAAGAGCATAAACTGTATTGCTGTGGCTCTACAATGGACAATCTAGGTTATGTGTTCTCAGTTAATCCTACAATCATTGAGGCTTAATCATGTCAAAGTCTAATGATGTAATCTTAGTCTTAGGCGGTGCATTGTTCGGTGCGCTGTATGCTGCAATGATTTTCTTATCACTATAGGGGTTTAACATGAAACAAGTGTTTTTTGCTTTTCTTCCGACAAATTATGAGCGTCCTGGTGGCGTTTGGTGGTATAGAGCATTTGCTAATCGTTACGAAATGGACGAGTTCATTGAATCAATCCGCAGCTGTGCAACTGCTATCAGGATATCTAATCGATTTGTAGTTCAAGATCCAGATAACATTAAACCACCAGAAGATGCTACCGTTATAAAGTGAGGCTATCATGAAAAACTATAAGATTGTCGGTTACTTGTTAACCTATAGATACCCTGAGTACTCTGGTTTAACCCACTTAGATCGCTTTGATACACTGGCGAAAGCTGAAGACTATGCCGAGTCTTCAGAATTGACTGAATACGTTATTAACCCTATCGTTGACCTATCAGGGGATTAGACCATGACAACCATATTAAAGAAAGAAGAAATACTCTATGATTGTACTAAGAGAGAATTAGACTATGCAATCTAATGACCTTGTATTGTATCTTGGTGGCAGTGCTTTCGGTGTATTGTTCGCTGTACTTATCTTTTTAGGGGTTTAACATGAAAACTAATGAACTAACTGGTGCTGCCCTTGATTGGGCGGTGGCGAAGTGTGAAGGGCGGCAAGAGCCGGAAGTGGTGAACAACTTTGCCGTGGCTTGGTACACATGGCCCAACACCCACTACTCAACCAACTGGGCACAAGGCGGTCCGATCATTGAGCGGGAGAAGATCGCAATTCTTAGCCCTATGACGGGAGAATTTTGGGATGCACGCGACGGAAAGCGGCTTGAAACGCCGTTTGTTTATTGGCGCGGCCCCACACCATTGATCGCAGCCATGCGCTGTTATGTAGCATCAAAGTTTGGCGATGATATTGATGTTCCTATGGAATTAACTATATGATTCAACTATACTTCAATGGTAAACCCTGCGAGATAGTTAGCAGAGACTCTGGAGACGGTACTGTATGCATCAGATATGCTGCTGATCATCCTCATTGGCCCTTCCCTAATTATACTTGGGTTAATCCCAGCGTATTGTCTAAGCTTAGGCAGTCTAAACACGCTAAGCGATTAGAGGCTCTACAAGGCATTGAAGATGCACTCATGTAGGTAGGTGCCACCTTAGCCTAGATCGTCGCTTCTAGGCCCCTTAAAACACGTTTAAAAGGTATTCCTGAATGACTAAAGAGATGTTAGATGAATTGCTGTACTTAATCGAGCTCCAAATCAAGGCTAACATTGCCTTAGCATTAGGTCATGCTGATGCTGCGGACAAAGAAGCAGAAAGGGAGCATGTTCAGTACTATAGACTTGTTTCGTTGATTGACTCTATGAAGGATGACTTAAAATGAGGTGTCTCAGCTGTAATGAAGCTTTAAGTGACTATGAAGCATCTAGGCGTAGTGTTCGAACACGTCAATACTTAGACTTATGCAATGATTGTTTTAAGTATGTCCGAGATGATATCTGCGCTGTTGGCAATGTATCCCTGATGCATGATGATGACGAGATTGTTAGCGAACGTAAGAAGTCAGAGGACTAAGTATTGACAACTTTAGTTTTCTCTGATACCCTAAATCTATATAGGCTATGTATACTATGTACTATACTAAGTATATATACTAAGTATAATATTCTATGTATATACTATGTATACATAGCCTATATAGTAGACAATGTACCCTTAAAGGATAATACAATGTACCCTGATGATGAGTTTTTACCCGATGAAGCCTTTGACTACACTAAAGGTGAGTATGATGATATGCATGAGGATCACAACATCAATGATGTCTTAAATCGTTTTGTTCGCTTATGTCAAGAGTATGGTTTTTACTTTATGATGCGTCAGTTAACTAAGGCTTTGAATGCTAAAGGGTTCAACGTATGAGAAAGCGTATACAACCACGAAAGCGTAAGGTTAACCCCTACGTAGCCTACCTAGAGAATCATGGCCGCCATGCTACCTTAGAAGACCTCCTAGAGGCATTCCCTAACAAGACCTCTAAGCAGATAAGAGACTCTATGTCTAAGTTAGTTGATAACTACACTGTTGATAGGGATATTAGGAAGGATGATCATCAATACTTGATATCGTACTCACT